GCATCCAACAGGCTGATCGCCTCAGATAAGCTCAGCCCAGCCGCCGCGGCGACTCGTGAAGCTGCGGCTTCTCCGGCGGCCCGCTCGCCAGCAGTGGCGCCGCGGTCCATTAGCGCTCGACATTTCGCGAAGCGGTCGCGATCCAGGAGGCGCCTACTCATCGCGGCACCCTACGGTCTGGCGCTGATCCGAAGGCAGCCTGAAATCCACTAAGCTACTGGATTTGCACAACGCAATTTTGCGTTCTGCTGCCAACAGCCTGGTCCGGGGGTTTACGCCAGGTTCGGCAAAAACCTGTCGAACCGGAGGTTTCCACCCAATCCGGTTGAAACCCCGCACCGGGTGAACCAGTCGGTGAGCTCCCCCGAAACGGGGAGCGCAGATTGCCGGTCCCAGGATTTGGGCAGCCGGCCTCCGGGCGGTAAGCTCCTGATGCCATTGGGCTGAAAGTTCAGCCGGGCGACGGACGCCTGAGTTTTCAGGGCTGTGCATCAGCCTGTCCTCGCCAGCAGCGCTACGTTGCCCAACTCAGCCAGCAGATGCGCGGGAACCTTGGTTGCGGGATCGTCCGGCGGCTTGGTGCGATTGGCTAGGGTCCACTGCCCGCCGGTGCTCCGCCAGCGGCGGAGGTGGCCGCGCCAGTCGTCGTCGGACAGGCTGGCGAGGTAGCTGTCCGGCCCGGCCAGCTTACCCTCGGCGGCGACCGGCTCGGGCTGGTAGTCGTTCCAGAGCTGGTTCCGGAGCCAGACCTCGGCGGTTTTTACGAACTCGGTGCCAGCCTTGCCGATCCGATCCTGCTCGGCAGCATAAGATTTAGCACCGGCTATGATCTGCCCTGGGTCTGCGCCGCGCTTCAGCGCTTCCAGCCATCGTTTCCGGGCCGTCGTTGCCTGGAAGCGCACGTTCCGTGGCGGGTAGGCTGCTCTGAACTCCTCGAACCGATCTGGCTGCGTCCCCTTGGGGACTATAGGGGAGTCTTCTCTCCTCTTCTCTTTTAGGCTTAGAACGGTTTCAAGCGGCGCTTGAGGCGCATCGTTTGATTTCAATGAGTTAGGCGTTTGACCCATGCCGTTTTTCGGAGTTTCTGCGCGGATTGCTCGGGTTTTTCCGCCTTTCCCAGCATTTTCCCGGTTTTTCATGACGGATTCGAGCTCTCGGCCCGCCCGGGCATTGTGGATGCGCCCGTCCTCTACGGTGACCTTGTCGGCTGCGATTAGCTCGGCGAGCGCCCGTCCGAATGCCTTCACGGTCATGTTGCAGCGGCCGGATAGGCCACGCTCGTTCAGCGCGATCGGCCCTTCGTTCAGCATGATGAGCTGAACGACGACGTGATAGGCGCGGTAGGCGCTGTCGCTCAGCTTCTCTGTGCCATCCATCCAGGCGGGGATGTCGTGCTTGTAGAAGCCGACCATCAGCGCGCCTCCGCCAGGACGTTGCAGGCGATGTCGCAGAAGCACTCGATCCGGATGGTGGGCCCAGAGCGCTGCTTCAGGATCTCGATCTCAAGCGTGTTCAGGCAACGAGCGAGCCGATCCTCCTCGACGTCGCTGCGATCGGCCTTGTGCTCGAGGTAGTAGGCGTCCCGGTACAGACCGAGTACGACGTCGGCATCCTGCTCGATCGATCCGCTCTCGCGCAGGTCCGAGAGGATGGGGCGCTTGTCCTGGCGCTTCTCCACCTCGCGGTTGAGCTGCGACAGGCCGAGCACCGGAATGCCGAGCTCCTTCGCAAGTCCCTTCAGGCCGGAGCTGATCTCGGTCATCTCCTGCACCCGGTTGCCCGAGTAGCGCTTGGACGGCCGGATCAAGCCGATGTGGTCGATGATGAGGGCTGCGAACGGGATGCCCATCCGCTCGGCCTTCAGCTTCATCTGTCGGGCCCGGGCTGAGATCTGCGATAGGGTCAGACCCGGCTGCTGCTCGATCCAGAGCGGGATCTTGGCACAGGCTTCCGTCGCCCCGCGTAGGCGTGCCATGGCGGCCTCGGACAGCCCGCGCGCCTCGGCGATTGCCCGATAGGTGATTTGGTCCCACTCCCGTGGATTGTAGGCCAGGGCTGAGAGGACCCGCTCGGATAGCTCTTCGGCGTTCATCTCCAGCGAGATCAGTCCGACCGCGCCGCTGCGGCGCCCAGCCGTCAGGGCGATGTGGAGGGCCGCAGTGGTCTTGCCCATGGCGGGGCGGCCGGCGAGCACGACGAACTGACCCGGGCGCATGCCCAGCGTCGCCGCGTCGAGCTTTGGCACCCCGTAGGGTACGCCTAGGATGCCCTTGCCCATCCGAGTCTGATTCACCTGAGCGAGCACGCTGGCGACACCCTGACCGAGGGTGACGCGCCGGGCGCTCTCACTCAGGCCAGCGCTGGCAACCTCGTCCAGAGCTTCGATCATCCAGCCTGCGAACTCGGCCGGATCATGAATGGCGCCCGCCGTCATCGCCGTAATGGCGGCTTCCGACGTAGCCAATACCCGCCTCATACGAGCGGCCTGGGCGATCAGCCGAGCGTAGCTGGGCGCCCCGCTCACAGTGGTGGCATCACGGGCCAGCCGGGCAAGGTACCCACCGAGGGTGACTCCGCCGAGATCCGCGTTGCCGAGAGCGGTTGCCATCAAGCGGAAATCGATGGCCTCACCGGCGTCTCTAGCGAGACAAAACCTCTCGAAAAGGCTGCCGTGCAGCTCTTCGAAAAAATCCTCCGGTCGCACGTGGTCGCGCGCAGGGTCAATTGCATCGTTGTTGACCAGGATCGCCCCGAGAAGTGCCTGTTCAGAGTCGAGGGCATTCGGCGGCGCAATGCTGGCGGAAGCTGATGTGGCAGTCATCGCGTCATCTCCCGCTCAGCGGCCTGCAGGGCCAGGATGAGTTCGGGGAGTTTTGATCGGGCGACACAGATGCCGGCCTTCGTCGGCACGGGCTCGCTGCGGCTCGCCCGGGGCGCCGAGAACACCCGCATATCCACGAGGGCGTAGCCAGCGTGAATGGCGACGCTGACCCGGATCTCCTCCGAGTTGTTCTTCCGGACGGTGGCGATGGTGCGGAGATTGCTCATATCGCGCGCCCCACTCTGGACGGATAGACGACCGACTCGGGGAAGTACCAGCGGCCGAACCGCTTTATGCCGTGGCTGCGACGAGCCCGGCGAAGTGCTGCATCCTGACTGATGCCCCAAACCATCGCTGCGGTTTTGAGCGGTACGAAGTTGCCCTCGTTGGGTTCGAGGGGATGCGGTGTAGCGCCGAGAAGGTGGGCACTCAGTGCGGCTCGAGCTGCATCTAGGTCCGCCAGTAGTTTAGCGAGCTTGGGATCAGGAGCCGTCATTGACGCTCCCTCCAGGTACCGGCGGAGGAAAAGGCCAGTTCTGCGATCACCGCCGCATGAGCTGCAGAGACCCCGAAGCGATTCGCGACATGTTGTGCTTGGAGGGTGGGACGATCTACGTTAGTCCTCTCGTCGCGAACTGCCAGGAACGCATTTGAGAGACCCGCCGTCGCCCCGCGATGCGCGGGTTTTTTCATGGCTTAAGCGCCCTCCTGCCGCACGACCACGGGCTGATCGAGAAGGCGCTCAAAGGCGACCAGCGGCACCAGCATGCGCCGTCCAATGCGGATCGTCGGGATCTCGCCGCGGCCAGCGGCCTCGTAGGCACTGTTCCGGCTCACACCCAGGCGACGGCCGGCCTCCTCGACGCTCATGGTGCTGCGCCCTTCCTGCTTCGCAACCGTCTCCATAGCTTTCTCCATTTATGAGTTTAATCGACGTCACAAACTAGGTGACACAAGGGGGGTTGTAAAGATATTTGACGCGATTTAGGGTCACTAAATCGAAGGGAGAGAGTTGATGGCTGAGAACGAAGAGCCGAAAAAACGCGGACGACCTGCCAAGTTCGCTAACGAGCGCACACGTGGATCGCTGACGGTTCGCCTCAGAGATGAGGTGAGGAACGCCCTTGAGCAGTCCGCGATAAAATACGGTCGCTCGCTTTCTGAGGAAATCGAGACAAGAATGGAGATATCTCTTGCTTCAATTCAGCAGATTAAATACGAATGGGGAGATGACTTGTTCAGAATTGCGTCTGCGATGGCCGCAAGCCTATCTCACATCGAGGGTCAGACCGGTAAAAGCTGGTTCGAGGATGCTGAAACACAGAATCTATTTCAGCTGACGGCCGTTGAGATAATTCGCAATTACAAAGACATGCTGGATCGAAATGGGAGATCGATCCCGAAGGGCGATTTTGCATCAAAGAGCCCGACAGAACTTGCTCAGATGTTTGCCGCTGCAGGTGGTATGGCGCCGCCCCGTCCGAAGCGCCCAGCCTCAGAGCTGGTAATCGTCGACGAGGACTGAGCACGCCCACACGAAGAAATTGGAGACGTTCATGAAGGGGCACATCCGCGAACGCTCTCCTGGCCGATGGGCCATCATCCTTGATGCTCCAGATCAGGAGACCGGAAAGCGGCGACGGTAGTGGCACTCGTTCGCTGGCACAAAGCGGGAGGCGCAAAAGGAGTGCGCTCGGCTGATCACCGAGATACAGGGCGGTGATTACATCGAGCCCGGCAAGGAGACCCTGGCCAAGTACCTCGACCGGTGGCTCGACCATATGCGCTCGCAGGTCTCTCCACGGAGCCACGAGCGCTACACGGAGTTGGCTAGGAAGAACGTCGTTCCGCTCCTCGGTAGTGTGATTCTCACTAAGCTGCGCCCAGAGCAGATTTCGGCCGCGTACTCCAAGGCTCTCGTGAGCGGGCGGCGCGATGGGTCTGGTGGGCTTTCGCCCCGCACCGTCCACCACATGCACCGCATCCTGCGTCAGGCGCTGAGCCAAGCCGTGAAGTGGCGGATCCTCGGGCGCAACCCCGCTGACACGGTCGGAGGGCCGAAGGTCGAGAAGACAAAGATGCGGGCGCTGGACGCCCATGAGACAGCTCAGTTGCTCTCCCACTTCCGGCCGACGCGGATGTTCACGCCGGTCCTGCTGGGTGCGCTCTGCGGCTTGCGCCGCGGAGAGGTGACCGCGCTGCGCTGGAGGGCAGTCGATTTCGCAGCCGGGCAACTCGCGATTGTCGAGAGTACCGAGCAGACCCATCGCGGCACTCGGGCGAAGGAGACGAAGAGCGGGCGGTCTCGGCGAGTCGCGCTCCCCTCGATTGTCGTTGACGAGCTCCGCCGTCAGCGCGTCCGGCAAGCCGAGGAGCTTCTGAAGCTCGGCGTCCGCCTGTCGGATGATGACCATGTCTTTGCACAGGCTGACGGGATGCCGGTGCAGCCGAACAGCCTGACCCACGAGTTCACACGCATCCTGGCCCAGTCGAGTACCCTGCCTCGGATCCGCTTCCACGATCTGAGACACAGCCATGCGACACAGCTGCTCTCGAGTGGCATTCATCCCAAGATCGCGCAGGAGCGCTTGGGTCACTCGAGCATCGGCATCACTCTCGATTTGTACTCCCACGTGATGCCGGGGATGCAGGAGGACGCGGCCGCGAAGGTTGACGCCGCCATGCGGGCGGCCATAGACAGGGTTGCCGGTTGATTGGGTAGCAAATCGGTAGCAACGGGCCATTTCCCGGTGCTTCGGCAGAGGCAAAATCTCTAGCTTCTGCAAGGGCTTGGAAGGGTGGCCGAGTGGTTTAAGGCAGCGGTCTTGAAAACCGCCGTGGGTGCAAGCCCACCGTGGGTTCGAATCCCACCCCTTCCGCCAGATTGAATTACCCCGGGGATTTCCGGAGGCTTCAACCCCGGCAAGGGCGGAGCCTGGACGAAGCGCCCTCTTCTCACCCGAGACCCGCGAACGTGGAGTGCCGATGGCACTGGGCAGTTGCAGCGAGGACGCTCGTCGCGACTCCCGCCCGAGGGCGACGGTCCCGCCGGGATGCGCGTAAGAGTTCGTAAACGTCGGGACCGCTTGGCCAGGAACGCATGCACCCCGGCGCGGCTTGCCCTGTCATGTCACATCTGGAAGCGCTCATCGAACGCCTGAGGGCCGAGCAGGACCGGCTGATCCGAGACGCCGAGGCGAAGGGGGACATTCCCTCCCGACACCTGCTGCAGCAGATCGGCGACCTCGAGGATCGGATCCGGGCTGTCGAGACCCTGATCGAAGATCGCTGACACG